TGGTCTGCTGATACACCAGAACGCGATCATTGGTGGCGACAGTCACGCCGTCGATGACAAGGGCGACCTGCGTCCCTGCGTTGGTCAGAGTGGCCCCAACGCCAGAGGTGCCGTTGTTGTAGGTGGCGTTCAGGTTGACGGGAGACTCAACCCGCACAGGCTGGTGGAAGTGGATACCGCTTGCCACCAGAGTGTCAACGTACTCCTTGGTCGCCGCCTGCAGGGGCAGCGTCGGGTCGGCTGGAAGCACAATCGGCACCGTCGTCGTGATGGTGCTGTTCTCGACCTTGAAGCGCTCAGTGCCACCCGTCTCAACAGACATCGTATTTGTTGCAGGGAACCTGATGGCCGTGTCAGTGTCGCCCGCGTGGACGATCTTGTCCGCAACCGGAAGGTCTCCGCTGGCGTCGAGGAACGACGCCTTGCTGGCCGCGTAGGAGACGAAGATGTTCTTGACGCCGACGCCCCAGTTGACGGCAGAGCCACCGTTGCTCGAGGCGAGGATGGTGGTACGAGCTAGGGTCGGGCCAGTGGTTGAGTAGGTGCCAAGGCCGACCTCCCAGTCAGTGTCGTTGGTGATCGCGTAGTAGGTCGTGTCCGCGTTGGCCAATACAGCCCCAAAGGACTGATAGCCAGTTGCGGCACCTAGCAGGACGTAATCTGACGTGCCTGTGGTGCTCGTGGTTTCTTGAACACGATCAGCTACTACGAGAGCCATGGCAGCTCCTTATGCGATACGGATGATGGCGTTCGAGGCGTCAGCCGTGGGGAACTGGATGGTGAACGTGCCGCTGGTCGAAATCTTGTCGCCGCCGAAGTCCAGCACGGCCACCGAAGGGTTGGTGTAGGTGTGGGTCGGGGTCGAGTTGTAGATCAGAGCGCCGCGGGCATTGATCGTGGCCGACGTGAATGAGATGTCGTCAAAGTCGGTGAATGCTGTAGTGCCTGACGTCGTCGGGGTGACGTTGGTCAAGGTGCCGCCACCTGCCGAGTAGGTGCCAGAGTTGGCCACCTCGTTGCTCGAGGTATAAGCGGTGGTGGTCGCGTCCAGAGTCGCTGCGCTCGAGTAAAGCGCGATCTTGAAGACGTCGCCGCCAGAGGAGCGGAAGTCATGCACGGCCTCAAGGAGCTGATCCTTGAACGAGGTGCACATGTAGTTCCCGGTGAAGGCCATCTTACAGTCTCCTGATCTGCTGAGCCATGTCAGCCGCGCCGACCCGCTCGAGTTTCGCTATGACCGACTCTCGGTCCTCTCTTGCGGCCATCTTAACATAATGCAGGACAACTGCCAGCATTTGCTCCCGGAACGCTCTGGCCTGCATGGCTATCTCCGGCGGAGCGCTGTCCGATACGTTGATCAGCCTCTCCACGCACAGCTCGGCAACCTGCTCCGGGCTGTGACCTCCATTCGACGATGTCATCACGTTGACAGCGCCGGGGACTGCAGCTCCGACGAACATTACTGCGCCACCCCAGACTTGGTGCCATCCCTGTAGTCATCGCGCTTCGACCGCACATCAATGCCAAACAGCTGGCCCATAGCCTCTGCGTAGCGCTCCATGTAGAGCTGCTGCATATCTCCATCACCCTTGAGGTAGGTGTAGCCCTCAACGAGAGAGCCGTAGAGCAGAGCGGCCTCCGCGTTGGTGCCGAGCCAAGAGGTCCCAGTGTCAACGATGGACGGCGGATCGTAGTAGTAGTGAAGCTCGACGGTGTACGTCGCATTCGGGGTGGGGCCTAGAATGAAGTTTCCCTCAGTCCCAGTCTGATCACCGTCGAACTGAGCGTAGTACTTTGGCAGGCCAGACGTCGAGGCAGAAGGGTATGCCTCGCGGATGAAGTTGACATCCTTGTCGTAGAGATAACTGTAGTTCCCGGAGCCATCAACGACGGCCAAGGAGAACACCGACAGGAAGTCAGACGGTCTGGCAAGGTACTGGTTGCCCGACGTCGTGGCTGCGGTGGCGTTCTTGCGGAGCTCAGGAATCTGGACCGAGCGATAGATGCGCTCCTCGGCCTGCCGGACAAAATTGGGGATGTTGGAGACAAAGCTCGTCTCCGAGGTCTCCAAGTAGTCCTGCAGCGCCTGAGTGAGCTGGGAGTAGTTCATCTATCAGCCGTCCTTGCTGTAGCTGCCGCCCTTCTTGGCAGCCCCCATGCCGCGGCACATGCCGCCGCCCATCATCTTACCTACACCATCAGCGGCGAACGCGGGGACCTTCTTGCCGCCCTTCTCCACCATCTTGAGCTTGCCGCCCTCGGCCATGCCGTGAGCCTTGCCCTTCATCATGGTGCCGTCTGGCATCTTGTGCACAGCGCCGCCCATGGCCATCTTTTTGACCTTGCCGCCGCCAGCCTTGTATACGAGCGTCGGGGGCTGAGAGTGCTTCATGGCGCGGTCAGCTGCAGCGTCAGCCTCGTCCTCGAACTCCTTGTCGCTGCGGGTGCGAGGGCGCTTGCTCTTGGTGAAGGGGTTGGCCTTCGGGCGCGGCGACTTCACTGGGGGCTTCATGCTATTCTCCATCCGTGGTGGTTACGGTGACGTTCCCGACAGACGATATCATGTACTGAGCGGGATTCCAAATGGGGTTCCAGCCCCACAGCGCATTCGACTCCAGAATGGCAGTGTCAGGGCGGGGGTCGTACAGCGACTGAGGGTCGTTGACCTTTACCTTCCCAAGGAAGTTCTGGGGCTGGTCAGGGTCACGCACGTCACGGCCCACACGGAAGCCCGTGCGCTGGCCGCTCTGGTACTCATAGACGAGGTCGCTCAGGGGATACCTGCGACCAGTCCTGTCGCAGAACCCAAACGCCTTGCTGCCCTTTGCATAAGCCATCAGTAGCTCCACGGGCTCATTGGCACGAACGACACCGATCCACGGTCGCGATCCTCATCAGCCGCGAGGGCGAACTGCTCCTCATACTCCTGCTTGAGTGCGGGCATCATGCCCTGAGACGCAGGCTTCTTGGCGGCGATGTAGTATGCAAGGCCAGCTACAAGCGCGGGGACGAAGCGTGGTGGCACCATCGTGGTGTCTGCACCGATGCCCGAGGCGAGACCGTCAATGCCCTTCAGGCGGTAGTAGAACAGCGTGTACGGCATGGTCGCGTCAGGCACGGGCCACAGCGTCACCTGCGTGGACGTGGAGAGGCGCTGCACGAAGATTTGAGTCGGCCTGCCAGTGATCAGCTTATTGGTCTGCTGGGCATAGGTAGACACCGAGATGCGCTCAAGGAACGTGTCGGTCTGGTTCGCTCCGGTCCCGGTGCGAAGCTGGTGCTCGATCAGGTCAATGGTGCCCGTCGGCATGGTGTAGTGCGCCGTACCGGGCGTCAGAACCTGCGTCCCGGACTCGATGGTGAAGAGGTTGAGACCGCGGTTCGCCCACTCCAGCGTCATGATATTGAGGCTGCGACGTGCAGTCTTCAGGTCGTACCCTGATTTCATCTCGAGGCCAGCCCTCTCGAAGGCTTCCTCAAAGAGCTCCGGCAGATCAGGTACGATGACGGCCATGGTTTAGTCCCTGAATTTCGCGGTCTTCTTCGCGATGCGTTTCGGCTGTGCCACGAACTGCTTGCCCTTGGCGGTGCCCTCGCGCTTGGCGCGGGTGGTGGCAGCATACTCCGAAGGGCTCAGGGCGTCACGGGCCTTTTTGGGCAGGTACCGCTCTCCGGTCTCACCGGACGGCTTGCCGCTCTTGGTGCCCCAGTCCTCCTTGCCCCACTTCGACAAGGACTTCTGGGCGGCAGTCTTCTCGCCAGAGTAACCGCCGCCCTTCTCTTTGTAGATTTTACCAGCGAGCTGCATTGCACGAGCCGAGTGCTTGCCACCCATCTTGGCCTTGGCTTGCGCCTTGGACTGCTCCCACAGCTTCTCGTTGGTACGACCCATGGCTACTTGAACCCCCGGACGCACTTGGATGCGCGAGCGCAATCACCCGGGTTGCCACACTGGGCGCATGGGGAGAACTCAGCCGAAGCCTCTACAGCGGAGGTATCGACCTGAGCCTCGACCTTGGGAGTGGTCTTCTTGGCCATCAGTACATCTTCCCCTTGGTCTTGCCCTTCATGCAGCAGCCGTCACCACGGCCCACCTTGCCGCCCTTGCCCATGCGAACAACGGGCTTCTCCATGTTCTGCATCGCCATGCGGCGCTCTGCACCGGGCATGCCAGCGGCGCGAGAAGCCGGAGCGGTGGCGATCTCTTTGCCCATGTTCATACGTCCCATCATTTCTTCTTCTCCTTCTTGGCTGCGCCCTTGATAGAGCCCTTGTTCTCAGCGGCATAGAAGACGCGTTCGCCCTTCTCCTTGCCGTACTGCTTGGCCATCGCGGCCTTGATCTTCTTGCCCTTGGCGGTCAGAGGCATGTCAGCGCCGACCCTTCTTGTTGCCGTAATCACGGGTCGTCTGGTTCATCTTCTCGGCATGCTCGCGCTCAATCTTCCCCAGACCTGACGCAAGCTTGCTGGACTTTGGATTAATGGCGTACCCGCTTGCGCGGCCCAACCCCTCCGCAACCTTCGGGTTCAGCGTCTTAGGTCTGCGCCCCATGGCGGATTCACCATACTGATCAGAGGCCGAGAACGGCTTCTTGGTGTCGCGCACATACTGCTGACCACCATCGGCGGTCTTCGTCGTGGTCTTCGTCCCGGCCTTGTTTACGGTCTTGGGGTTACGGGTGGTTGTGGTCTTGCCCTTCATGGGTGCCTCCTCAGCAGTTCCAAGCGCGCAGCGAGAGCGCCTTGCGTGTGGGTTTACCTTTTTCATCCTTCATTGGACCGGGCATGCCGCCCATACGGGCGCAGAACGACTTGCGCCGTGCTGCGTCCTTCTTGGTCTTGGGGTTCGGTGCCGGAGGCTTGAGGTTCATGCCCTGAGCCTTGGCTGACGCCCTAC